CTCTCAAAAGCTGCTTCAAGATCAATATTCCCAGGACTTCCCCTCCCCCGACATCGAGACGATCAAGGGTCGGGCGAACTACCCATGCACGCACCCCGAAGCGCACCCCGACGGACAGAACGCCGCCGACGGTGTCTGCCGGTCGAAGTCGAAGGGCATCCTCTCGACCTGCATCGACCTGGACGAGGCCGGGCCGATCGCCCGCGCGCAGGATGTCTCGATCCTGCAGGCCGCGGTCGGCCTCGCGCTCCCGCCGACCTGCCACCACTGCCCCTACTGGGCGCAGCTCCAGAAGACGCACGACGCGCCGATCTCTCTCTTCAACTTCTCGAGCTTCCTCTTCCAGCAGCGGATCGGCCGTTTCGGGAAACGCGCACTCATGATCGTCGACGAGGCACACAACACGGAATCTCAGCTCATGAATTTTGTGACGCTGGAGCTCTCCGAGTGGACCCTCTCGCTGGTCGGTGTCCGGATCGACCGGGAGATCCGCACGAAGGCCGAGTTCCTGGACTGGCTGGCCGAGACCGACCTCGTCGCGATCATCGCCCGGAAGCTGAAGGACCTCGGCGACGACTCTGAGTCCGACAGCGACGACGCAGACCTATCCGCGGCCGAGCTCGACGCGCTCAAGGAGCTCGACGGCAAGCTCGCAAACTTCATGGCCTTCCTGGAGAAGACCGAGTGGATCCTGGAGGTCGTCCGGTACAACGACAAGCGGTCCGGTGACGAGCGCCGGAAGATCGTCGCGCGGCCCCTCTACGCGAAAGACTTCGCCGAGGACCTGCTCTTCCGGCACGCCGACCGCCTCGTCTTCATGTCGGCAACGATCCTGGATGTCGAGGTCTGGGCCCGGAACCTCGGCCTCTCGATGGACGAGGTCGAGCTGATCCAGACTCCCTGTGACTTCCCGGTTGAGAACCGGCCCATCTACAAGGACTACTGCGGGAACTTCGGATTCAAATACTTCTCGAAGGAGCAGAACCCGAAGGACCCGACCGAGCCGAAGTTCGTTCGGAAGGTCTCCGAGATCCTGAGCCGACACGAGGGACAGCGCGGGATCATCCATTGTCACTCGTTCAATCTCTCGAAGATCCTGTACCAGGGCGTCGATACCGACCGCTTTTTGTTCCAGGAACACTTTGACAGCAAGGAAGAGATGCTGGCCGAGCACGGCCGACGCACGGATTCGGTCATCGTCGCCCCGGCGATGCACGAGGGTCTCGACCTGAAAGGCGATCTCTCGCGCTTCCAAGTCATTGCGAAGATGCCATGGCCGAACATGAACGATCGGGTCATCAAGCAGCGCATGGATCGGGACTCCCAATGGTATGCGTGGCTCTGCGCGCTCAAGATCGTCCAGTCCTACGGTCGGTCGGTCCGGTCCCGCGACGACTGGGCGACGACGTACCTGCTGGACGCGGGATTCGAATCCTTCATCTGGAGGAGCTCGAAGATGCTCCCGGGCTGGTTCCACGAGGCGCTCCGTAAGGGCGCCCCGAAGGATGTCCGCCGGTAGGTTTCATGGTTTTGAAATTCTGAACAACATGAAAAAGAAACAGACCGAACTCGACAAGGGCCTGAAGCGCATCTATGAGCGATGCGCCCGGGGGGCCGATCAAGATTTATTGAGCGGTCCAAGTGGGCTACGGGCGCGTGACGCCCGATGGAAGGCTTCCGGTATTCGGAGTGGCGACGGAGAAAGAGGCTGAGATGCTGGTTGTTATGGCGTGCCCCACGGACAGCCAGGGCAACAAGTACGCCCGAGAGCTTGCCGAGGAGCAGACGCTCGAGAACCTCGTCGCGTTCTCCGACAGACTGCAAGAATGCTGGGATAGGTGGCAGGTTGTGAAGTCTGGACAAACTGCGAAGGTCGTTTAACTCGGAGGACAAGATGAACAAGAAAGAATGGCTGGCGTGGGCCGAGGCGGTTCGGCTGCACTACATGAGCCTGGAGGGCAAAGGCCTGAAGTTCGTGGAGGAGGCCGGATTTTTCCTGAACTGGCACTACGACATGTGCGACGGCAGACCTTCGTAGAAGAACTGGAGAGGTAGCCATGAAACTGATTTGCACCACATGCAGTGGAGAGTTCGACCGGGACATCCACCAATGCAAGAATTGCGGAGCCTATCTCTGCAAGGACTGCGAGGAGAACCACGGGACGAAGGAGTGCGACGAGTGCAAGGAAGCCTTCAAGGATTACACCTAATATTTAATTTATGACTCTCCCGAAAGTCCACGTCTGCGGCTATTGCGGAAAGGCCTTCAAGATGGAGGCCACGAAACGGCTGCCCGCCGGTGAGCATCTAGCGAGAATCGATGTCAGCAAGACTCCGTGCCCCGCCTGCCGGGAGAAGTTCGACGCTGGACGTGTGTCACAAGATGACACGCAGGCGAGGGAGAATTCTAGCGAGGAAAGTAAGGGCTGTTAAGGTATAGCTGGAAGAAGAAGGAGGAAGACCGTGTCGCAAGATCCGTTCGAAGATCCCGTCAAGCAGAAGAAGTACCTGAAAATCGCGCTTTTCGGGAAGGGTGGAACAGGCAAAACCCGGTTCGCCCTTAGTTTTCCGAAAGTCTGCATCGTCGATTCCGAGAAGGGAAGCCAGCCGTACATCGGCCGGTACGACTTCCAGGTGAAGGTCGCGAACCGCTGGCGCCAGCTCGAGCCGATCCTGACCTGGATCCGCGCACACCCCGGCGTCTATGAGACGCTCGTCATCGACTCAGCGACGGTCTTCTACCTGGACTTGATCCAGGACATCATCGACTACATCAAGAACAAGCGCGGCAATGAAGTCATGACGCGCGGCGACTGGGGGGTCGAAAAGCGCCGGTTCGCCGCCTTTCTGGGGATGCTCACGGAGCTTCCGATGAACGTAATTTTGTCCTTCCGTGAGAAGGACGAATACTCGGAGACGACGAACAAGCTCGGCGAGGAGATCCTGAAGAAGACCGGCGAGTTCCTGCTCGACGCCGACAAACAAACAGAGTATCTCTTCGATATCGCGCTTCGGTGTTTCACCGAGGAAAACAAGAAGACGAAGGAGTCAAAGTTCCTCGTCGCATGCACGAAGACCCGCTACGACTGGATGCCGAAGTATTCCGTTCATGACGTCACGAAAAAGAGGGCGTACAAAGAACTCTTTGAATCGCACGTCGGCGAGATGCTGGACGCTCCTGACGCGCCGGTCGTCGAGCCGACGGAACCGATCCTGATCGTACCGGACCAGACGCCGGTCCAGGAGTCCGCAAAGGAGGATCCGGCCGATCCCGTCATGAAGGATCTCCCGGACAATCCCGAGCCGGTGCCCCCCGTCGGAACTCCGGAAGAAAACATCCGGGAGATCACAGAGACTTTCGGCGTCACGAAGCCGTCCGACGACCAGCCCGAGGCGACGCTCGAGGACATCAAGGTCATGATGACCCGGGCAAATCAGATGCGCTGGCCGGACGACGGCCACAAGTGCCGGAAGCAAGGCTGCTCGGCGAACGGGCACATCCACGCGAACTTCAAAGGCGCCGAGGCGAAGTCGATGATCCGGTCGCTCTATGGGGTCGAGTCCTCGAAAGAGCTCCGGAAGCCCCAGGTGTATTTCCTGTACGAAGAATTCGGGAAGGTCCTAACCGGGAAGGCCTTCCTCGATCGTGACGGTCAGGGGACCGTCTACATCGCAACCCCGGGTGGAACGACTGAAGAGGAGGTGAAGACGAGAGTCCTGCAGTACCAGAAGTGAACCCGTTGCGACCGGGATAACTTGGCTCTGGGGTGAGGGAATCCGTTGTGGTTGATTTTCAGAGAAAGATGAAGGAGAAGAACATGGGCGATCCCGTCAATCCATTCTCGGACTTCGATGAGGACTTCCAGAAGTCCGAGAAGGCCGAGAACTCGACCCCCGGCCGCGTGCCGGAAGCGACCTACAAGTTCGTCCTGACGACCCAGGAGATCAAGAAGGGGACCGAAATGGTCCTCTCTGACCATGAGTTCTTCGTCGCGAACTCCGGCACGAAGGGCTTCAAGATCTTCTGCGAGATCCTGGAACCCGAGTCCGTTCCGAACCCGAAGACCGGTGAGCCGCACATCACGAAAGGCAAAGTGCTCGACCATGTTTTTTGGGGTTCGGTCAAGAACATGCCGTTCATCAAGAGGGATCTCTCGACGATCCTCGGTCGCGACTTCCGACCCGACGAGAAGGTCAGCGAAGTGATGGAGAACTCTTCC